GCTATAAAAATCAACTCCAAAAAATTGCAATTTGGGGGTTGCGACGAGGTGGCCACATGGATAAAGTTCAAATCACTTATTCAATTAGGGAAAGGAACCCCAATGACCGAAGAAATTCAGAAGAAGAAGCGAGGCCGCAAGCCACTAGCTCCAGAAATCAGGGCACAGCGTCTTGAAATCCAGCGCGAGAAAAACCGTCTTCGCCAGGAAGCCCGCCGTCGTGCAGGACTTATTCTGCAGCGCCGCTACGAGCTTGAGTTCGACGTTCTTTACAAGCAAGAGCTCGCAACTATCGAATCTTCACAGCAATCCTGAAAAAACCCATGTCTTGCTAATCTCCCTTCTGGTTAGCGAGACGAGAAAACCTCCTGCCGCACTATCGATGTGGTGGGGGGTTTTCTTTTGGGGCCCTTAGCTCAGTTGGTTAGAGCGCCGGACTCATAATCCGTTGGTCGTGGGTTCAAGTCCCACAGGGCCCACTAAAAACTAAATAGTATAGAGTTTGATTTATGCCTGAATTAAACGCAAATATTCCAGCTATCGAGTGCTATGTGCGCGGCAACTACTTGCGCGACCAGCGGGATTCACATGACCAGTACTTTCCTTGTATGATTTTTGGCGTTGCATCAATACAGGGACGTTCCCCACTGTTTCATTTCCTAATGGAGGATGGCGGTATTTGGTGGAGGATGCCAATATCTGCTTTTTGTACAAAGCCTGATGTGCCTGAAGTTGACATACATGACCTTGTTCTGTGGAATTCGTTTAGCGCGGATATTACGGTGACGGAATTCCAAGCAATGCGCAACATGCGCATGACTTACGTTGCTCGTTCAGGAGAGTTTGTCAACGGCAAGTATCTATTTACCCTCGACTGGCACGCCCCAGACGACAATATGTTGAATGCTGGCTTTAGCGTCAACCCGGGCCAACACAAGTGCGGGCATGTGATTATCCGTGACGACGGAAACTTTGCTATTCAGCCCAATAATAGAGTTCGTCTATTTGACCCCTCTTACACAACAAAGACCGGAACGTTGATTGAACGAATTATCAACAGTCGCCAATGGGATGTAGAAGACGCTGCCAAATGGAAAACATCTGATGACGACAGATATTTTTATGATGTTGAATAATCGCACTCGAATACAGGGCTAACACTAGGCCCTTGTAGCTCAGTGGTTAGAGCAGCATCCTTATAAGATGTTTGCCGCGGGTTCAATTCCCGCCAGGGGCACTACGTAGACAGCCCGTGACGTATAATCTCACGCATGGTTAAAGAGCTTGACAAACAGTCGTATTACGAACTTATCGGTAGTTCCGTTAAACCGGTCGTCATTCAGGTTTGGGCTGAATGGTGCGGACCGTGTCAGTACTTCAAGCCAATCATTGACTCAATCGCATCAGACTATGAAGACGACATCACCGTTGCGCGCCTAAACATCGACGCGGAAATGGATATCGCCCGGGAGCTCAATGTGATGGACATTCCTACTGTTATCGTTTTTAATAACGGCCGGCAGGACAAAGTCATTGTTGGCGCTCACGAGCGTGAAGACATGGTTGTCTACTTGGACAAGTATCTAAGCCGTTAAGCCCAGTCTTTAAAAGTAAAGACAAACAAAAAACCCGGCCCAATTAAGGACCGGGTTTCTGTTCTAGTGGTTGGGGGTACTAGAAAACTGGACCGTAGTCGACTGTGTTGATTTGAGGCCAGTCGCTGGACGAGGTCCAAGGACGCACAAGCTTCAACGATTCGCCAGCAACCCATTGGTTGTAAACGCGGATGTACGTTGCAACGTTCTCGATTGTCAGTGCGCCGCTACGTGTATTGCCGTTGCGGATAACCCAGTTGCGGAGAGCAAGACGTGGGTCGCCGTTAGCGAGGTTTTCGCCAGTGACCATTGGCTGCAGGAATGCATCAACACTGTCACGTTCGCCACGCTCTTGGGCAACGATTCCGGCAAAGATAATCCATGCAGTGCGAATGCCACCAATTGCTGATGTAACGCGGCGGCCATGCTGATATGCCCACTCGACGTGGTCAAAATGACGACGTGTGTAATCGAGCACGTCTTCGCCACTAATGAGCATGATTGCATCCTTGTTGCGTGGATTGAGTCCTGCTTCAAGGCAGATGAAGTACTTCACTGCTGGAGCGATGTGGGAGCCGTTCTTGATACCCGCAATTGCCAGGACGTCGTGATTTCCACGAGCCTTGCCGCGGTCGATGACAGAGAAGACTGACTCTTCAAGGTCTGACACTGCAAGCGTCTTGAATGAAACACCGGACTCGACGCAGGCGACGAGGCGATGCTGGCCATCAAGAAGGCGAATCTTGCCAGTAAGTGGGTTGCAGGATGTCTTGATTGACTCTCCGTTGATTTTCCACTGTCCACGCTTCATTTGGTCCGCGTACATACGGACACGTGCGCGGCTGAGCGGACGGTTGCTTGTGTTGAGCTCAAGAAGGGCTGTTGCCATTTCTGGAGTGATGGTGATGATGTTCACTGTTGGCTCTTGCGAGCTAGCAAACATCTTGGTGATGGGGTTGTGATTGATATCCATAGCTTTTATTAAACAGGAGTCTGGGTCGACTTGCAACCCCCATTCTGGAATTTTTTCTTCACAGAACGAAAACGCAAGAAAACACTGGGTTTCTAGTTAAAAATTTCATCTCCAAGGCTGAGATATATATCAAAAAGAGAACAAACAACCCCCCGATGACTGGGGTCCTGAAGAATTTCCAAAGTGGGATTGACCGCATAGGACGACCCACCAATAATGAACTCGGGCTGTCCTTTGTCGTCGTAGCGGTACTTTGAGACAGTTGTAATGACTGGGGTATTTTTTGTCATCACAATTGCAGCAATAGCCTGCTCTACTCGACCGGTAGGCGAAAAGAACTCACGTTCCATGTCCAGGATTTCACGTCGTCCAGACTCACCCGTAGCCTCTTCAACAGAGTCGAACTCACGCATGTAGGTGTCACATATAAACGACAGCACTGCCGGTGTTCCATACATCTCAAAGGCTTCGTCTAAAGCCTCTTTAATGACAAGAAATGGCTCATCTCCTGGCGGGAGTTCAAGCTGCGAGACATACATGTGATAGTTCCTAGAGTCAAACAGCTCTGGGTCAAATCCTTCTGGCCCATTCTCTACGGGAACCATGTACACAAGCGTCCCAGGCAACTCTGTTGGACCTCCATTAATTGAACACATGTCTACTTTTACTCCTTCCGCAGATTCGGTAAACATCATGGCCGCGTTAACTAGAGCCCGTACATCATCTGGCTGTTCTTCAAGACCCTCTGCCATTGAAGACATTGGCTCAGAGTCGTCATCTTCGCTCATTACATGCATAACAAGCTTGGAGAAGATGCCCATAAACTCGACCATCTCCTTATGGATGATTTCATCGTTCTCCATGACTCCGACAAGCTCAAACATTTTGTCGCGAGTACCCGGAGGAACAGAATCCCAGCGGTCAGCCGCATCAACGTCTTCAATGAATTTTTTTGTCAGCTTTTTAATCAACTCAGCATCTTCCCCAATATGAAAGCAGAGCTCAGTAAATGAAAGGTTTGGAAGGTTGTTTTCACTCATAGCCACAACTTAACGCAGTCTCTACAGAAAGGCAACAGCATCCGCTACAATCTGGATAAATCCAGTGAGGAAGTAGAGAATATGGCACATGACCTTGATTCAACTAGCGACGGAAGAACCCGATTTGCTTACGCAGGGCATGCTGTCCCATGGCATCGACTCGGTACATCCGTTAGAGAGCTTCAGACCGTTGACGCAATGCTCGAAGCTGCATATGCCGATTACGACGTAGTTCTAACAAAGGTTGCTGCAGTCGACGACAACGGCATACTAATCCGAAATACGGATGGCACGCCAGTGATTATCACGGACTCGCGGGCAACGGTTCGTATGGACATAGATGGTACCTTTTCCCCGCTTGCAACGGTCGGAACAAGATACGAAGTGCGACAAAACCGTGAAGTTCTTGAGCGCGCCGTAGCGGTTGTTGGAGCATCAAAAGGTGACGCAGTAATTGATACGTGTGGAGTATTGAGAAATGGCGCTCGGTTTTTCTCAACTATTGACCTTGGAGCAATAGTGATTGACCCGGCCGGTGTCAATGACAAGATTGGTCGTTATCTAGTTGTGTCAACAGGGCACGATGGCGTTTGGCCAATTCGCTATGCAAACACCGACATTCGCGCCGTCTGCAATAACACTGTTGTGCTTGGGCTTCAGCAAGCTCAGCGCGTATTTACTGCACGACACACCCGCAATGTTGACTTTGCAATGGATGACGCCCGCACGGTTCTTAATCTTTCCACTGCATGGTCTGAGGCCTTTACTAAGCAGGCTGAAGATTTGCTGCGCATCAACACTTCACCTTCTACCGGCCGCATCGACAGAGTTCTTGGCGCGCTTTACCCGGAACGTGCAACTGAAACAGAACGTCAGCGTCGTCGCCGTGAAGGAATAGTTGAAGTCATCAGGGCTATCTACATGAATGACAAGAATGCTGCAAAATTTGGACATAACGGATGGTCTCTGGTTAATGCAATCGGTGAATATTTAGACCACTATCGCGAGTCAACACCACAAGAGCGAGCTACAGCAAGTATGGATGACACATCGCACGCAACGCGCACCAAACTGCAGGCATATGGTCTTGTGCTATCGTTGAGGTGATGAGCGGCGATTCATTTCCATATGACGGTGACGACGATTTTGTTTATGGAGATGACGATTTTTTGATTGAAAACAGCGACGAAACGCTGCTGGAGCAGTTACTAACTGCAAAACCTTCAATTGCTGAGATACCCGCGCATTCAAGCACTGTGTTCGACATGATGAACGACATCAGCGAGTTTGTAAACAACTCGTATGGCCAGAGCGGCATGTATGCAATGATGTGCGCAATAGAAGCGCAAACCGGCTGGTCTCTTGAGATAGTCGGCAGCAAAACAGACGTAGAAACACTGCTCTATGAAAACTATGGAATATTCGACGAGCATGCATGGCTGAAGGCTCGCAATTCTCCGTACTGGGACATGATGGTTCGCCAGATGTATGAAGTGTCTGCTGAATGGAATCAGGTAATTGTTTCAACTATCGCTGACAAAAAACCACCACTGCACGTGCGCGTGAAGTATGCATGGCGGGTGTTGACTAGGCGCTTCTAGTCGTCTATCCTTCCACCTGTTAACCGGGAGGAAAATGGATACAGAGATAGTGACTCCACCAAGTGGAGGCGCATGCGTCGATATGCCGACATCATTTTTCTTTCCAGACCCGAGGACAAAGGGCATAACGAAAGAGATGCGTAAAGCAATCGACGCTTGTAATTCATGTTTAGTGCGAATCGAATGCGCAGACTACGGCGTACGTCACGAGATGTATGGAATATGGGGAGGCCTAACAGAAGGTCACCGAGTGGCATTGCGTAAAGAGTGGGGAATTGTTGTGCAGGTGCCTGGATATACTGACCCGGCCGTGAATAGGATTAAACGATGACTGAACGCCCAGTAGAGGTCGTACTCAACAAGCTCTCTAATGTTAAAAAAGCCGGTGCCAATTGGCATGCAAGCTGCCCGTGCCGTAATGGGGACGAGAACCCTTCGCTTTCAATCAGGGAAGGCGATGATGGACGCGTTCTTCTTTCTTGTCATTTTGGTTCACCATGCAATGTAAACCAAATCTGTGAAGCGCTTGACATGAAAGTCAAAGACCTTTACCCACCCGAATCGCAAACCAAAGCACCCGCCAAGAAAAACAAGCTCGTCAAGGCGTACCCGTATGTAGACGAAGACGGCGTGCTGCTGTTTGAAAAGCTTCGCTACGTTAACGAAGATGGCAAAAAGACATTTAGGCAGCGTCGGCCGGACCCTGACAAAAAGGGTTCCTACTTGTATGACCTTGACGGAACCCGCAAGGTTCTTTACAACCTGCCAGCAGTTATTAAAGGCGTTGCAGACGGGCAGCCAATCTGGATTGTTGAAGGCGAAAAAGACGCGGACACACTTATCAAAAAGGGAATCGTTGCAACAACCACAACCGGCGGTGCAGGCGTATGGGATGGCGAACACACCCGTCATCTTGCAGGTGCTTATGTCGAAGTAATTGCTGACAACGACAAGCCAGGAATTCTTCACGCGCTTGATGTTGCATCAAAGCTCCGTGCCGCTGGATGCAGTGTAAATATGTGGGTTAGTGGAGAACACAAAGACATCTCTGACCACTTGCAGGCTGGCCTTTCTATTGATGAGCTTCTTGAACTCGATGACGAAGGAAACGCAATCGTTCCAGACCTTGCAAGCGACTACGTCAAGACTGTTCGCGACAAGATGTTTGACGTCTTTGATGATGAGCAGTTGTCCGATGCGCAAGTTTTTACTCGCCTTACTTCGATTCTGACAAACAATCCAGCAGACGGCAGCGCCGTTGTTGACGATGGGCGACTAGTCAAGTGGGAAGAGTTTCTTCGCGAAGCGACTGAAGAGAGCTACGAATGGGTTATCCCGGGCGTCCTTGAGAAGCAGGAGCGCGTAATCGTTGTTGCTGCAGAAGGCGTTGGTAAAACAATGCTTGCTCGTCAGATTGCAATTTGTTGCGCGGCCGGAATTCACCCGTTCACATATCAGCGCATGCCGCAGGTGCGCACTCTCACAGTTGACCTTGAAAACCCAGAGCGGATTATCAAGCGCACGTCCGGCAAGATTATGAGCGCTGCAATCAGTAGGGGTTTCACGGATGACGTGGATGCTCACCTCTTGATAAAGCCAGACGGTCTTGACCTCTGCAGCGCAAAGGACCGCGCTCTTCTTGAATCTCATATTGACCGCGTTCGTCCCCAACTCATCTGCATGGGGCCCCTGTATAAGTCGTTCATTGACTCGGGCACCCGTACTTCAGAAGCTCTTGCAATTGAAGTAGCCAGGTACCTGGACCAGATTCGTGACGTATATGGATGCGCTCTATGGCTGGAGCATCACGCTCCTCTCGGCTCGGTGGGTTCACGTGACCTGCGCCCGTTCGGTTCATCCGTCTGGTCTCGCTGGCCTGAATTCGGCTTGGCATTGCAGCCTGACCCGACGGCAACTGAGGGATTTGTGTACGAGGTGCGCCATTTCCGAGGTGCTCGTGACATACGCGAATGGCCGACTAAAATGAAACGAGGAACCCTCTTCCCCTTTGAGGTTCTCGAATTCATGAAAGTCGACTAATAAATGGCAAACAACAACTCATTGTCTAGAGAGTTTTTAGCCGAAAGAGACTTACGCATTTTCAAAATGCGGCAGGCTGGCGTGGCTATTAACGAAATAGCTAGACGCTTTAACATGACGTCAAGCTCTGTTAATGCCTCAATTAGGCGTCAACTGGAGAAGATGAACCGGGAAGCTCTCCTGGCTTACCCGGAAGTCCTAAGGCTTGAGCTGGAGCGTCTAGACGCCCTACAGCAGTCGATATGGCCCATGACGCAGCACAGGCGCGTCACTACCGATGATGGCTCTGAGATAAGCGTAGAGCCCGATATGAAGGCCATTCAGCAGGTTCTCTCGATTATGGACAGAAGAGCAAAGCTTCTCGGCATGGAGCAAAACAATATCAATGTCCAGCTCGACATTGCGGCAACCCAAGGCGCACCCGTACGTGCGGCGCTATCTGGAGCAGAGAAGGACACAGTTGCTTTATCTGCGTGGTCACCCGAAAACGAAGCCCGTCAGTTGCTTGAGATTATGGGCCGCTCAGGAGTGCTGCCTATGGAGACGGTTAATGCCATATTGTCTGATGCAGAGAAAGACGTACGCGAACTAGACATAGTTGACGCGGAAATAGTTGATGTAGGTGACAGCAATGAGTAACGAAGACCCAATGGACAATATCGAAGCCGCCATGGACAAGGTTGCTGAAAGCCTAGAACCAACCCGCAAGACAAATACTGGCTCGACCCCGGGTGAACCGGCAATGAAGCAAGTAATCGTTCGCGCTACAGAGCATGACCAGGAGCGCTGGAAGCTCGCGGCCGAAAGACAAGGCGTGTCCATGGCTGAGTTCGTAAGACGAGTATGCAACGAGGCAGCAGGCTACGAGATTGACTGCCCCCATCCGATTCAGTTCCGCAAGTCTTACCCGTGGTCTGAACGCTGCACTAAGTGCAACACGCGCTTGCGCTAACGCTCAGATAACGCTTCGTCAAGCCTGTTGACAAGACGGCTATTGGCTTTCATTAGCATCGCGTTGGCACGACGCTGGGCATTGAGAAGCGAGTCCTTACGCTTAATCATGGATGCCATGAGGATGATTGTGACTATTGCTGCAATATCTGCTGTTGTACGCATGTCTTTGAAAATAGCAAAAGCCCGGAGGCATTTGGTGGATACCCCCGGGCTTTGCTTTGAACCTATTTTACAGGGCAGGCACCCGTAGAGCAGTCGTCAAGGTCAAGCGCGTCCTTGAAGATGTCCGGCGACAACTGGATAGAGAAGTCAATCTTGCTAAGCAGCTTCTTGTATGTGTCCTCGTCGATTTCCTCGTATGGAGGAAGCGGGAAGTTGTGGTCTGTGTGAAGAAGGAAAGAAACCGACTTGACACCCGTGTCGTAGTTGGAGCTCAACCACTCTTTGATTAATGACAGCTCTTCCTTGCGGTAGTACACAGTCACCGATACGGCGTTGTCAGCCCATTCTGTCTGCATCTTCTTGACCCACTCAAGCTGCTCAATGGCTGTCATGTCTGCAGCAAGTACTGAACCCTCGGGTGATTGACATGGGAACTCGACAACATAGCGAGTGTGGTCTTCGCGGCCGTCAATTCCAATATCCCAAGTCACTTTGTATCCACGCTTGCGGCATGCGTCAACAAGTGGGTCGGCTGCACCAAAACGAACGCGACGAATGTAGTGACGCGCGTATGCAGGGTGAACACCAGGTGTAACACCAGGAAGAAGTGACAGCGTTCCAGATGGTTGCACTGTGGTTAAGCGCACCGAAACAGGGAGACCGTTTTCTTTTGAGTAAGCAACGTCATAATCGCGAAGGTTCTTGTATGCACTATCAAGCCATGAGATTTGCTCCGGGGTCGACTGAAGAATGCCGGTAATCGATTGACCAAGGCGTGCATTCTTGCGAACGATTGAAGAAGTCTTTTCGTATGGGTACTCCATGCGTGTGATGTTCTTCTGTGTCTTGTACAACAGGATGCTGATTTCTTGGAACTGCTCAAGCGAGGTAATGTTCGGAAGGAACACTGTTGCAAGGTTGCAAGACTCACCATCTGCAAGGCCAATCTCTGCACAAGGGTTAAAGCCCTCAATTGAGTTGTCTGCACGTGCTTCACCAAGACGTCCGAACTTACGTGCAAGGCGACGATTAACGAGCCCGTATGGCTCACCCGAGCCGTCGTAGCCCTTCCAGAGTTCTGGCTGTATCTCATCAAAGTGGTCTGCATAGATGCTGTTGTTTGAGTTTGCGCGATACGCAGGAACATTGCCTGTAGCCCAGTTCTTTGCACGCAAAAACAACACGTCGTCTGGGTCGCCGATTGCAATCTGTGCAGAGCGACGAGAAGAACCCGATACAACAATCTTTCCAATGATGTTGCAGATGTCGAGAACGTCGATAGAACGAAGCTTCTTCCCAACACGATTATCCATCACTTTGCATATGTCAGTGATGCCGTCGATGAGCGCGCCAGGTCCGCTTGCTGTTCCACCAAACGTGTTGAGTGGTGCTCCAAATTCGCGAACCAGAATTGTGGAGTATGAGAAAGACTTGCCCGTATCGAAGTATGACTTCAACACGCTATGAAGAAGGCGACGCCATCCTTGACGTGAGTCTGGAACAATGATGTCTGCATCGTTGCTGCGTTCATGCGTAATAGATACGCCCGCTTTGACCTTTGGAAGTTCATGAATCTTCGAACGCTCTACAGAGAACCCGACTCCACCTCCAAGCATTAGGTAGTCGAAGATGAGTTCGAAGTCTTCAACCTTTTCGATGTTGGTGAAGTAGCAGTTGTTCAAAGACGTTGCATTGAACTTCTTCACCAATGGTGTTCCAAGCTGCCACAATGCGCGGCCGGAGAATAAGCAACGAAGATTAAACATGTGGTCAAACAATGTTTCCGCTTCTTGCTGCGTATATGGGACACCAACTTCTACAGCGCCATCGATTACTCGCTTGATTGTTTCGATGAATGATTCATTGCGATTTGTGCCAGGAACAGGGCGGCTATAGGTACGCAAGAACACAATTTCTCCAAGACCACCGAACCCCCATGGTGGTGTTTGGTTTGCGTATTGGGCGATGAAGTCGTCGGAAAGTAAGGACATGGAAACCTCTCATGTGGTTGTTGGTGAACAACGATTGTACATCGATGTGTGGGGCGTGTAAAGGCTAAATAATCCCTAACTCTTTTGCCCTAGCAACAGAAACATAGGTCCCCTTGCGAGCCACAAGAATCTTCGCTTTTGTGAATGGAGTGATTTGCGTCTCTTCGACAATGTCTTCTTCTACGAGAATCTCGGTCTTGTCTGTTGTCGTAGATGTACTGTGGTGAACGCCAAATATGCGCACTTCATGTGTTGTGTCACCCGAACAATCACCCGTGGCATGCCCGCATACGATGCATGGTTCTCTTGTTGCTCTGTAAAACGGTATGTCCCCGTACAGCATCTCCGGCGTGTCACTCATACGTCAATAGTACGCGACATTGTGGGTTGCCTGGGACTCGAACCCAGAACCTGCGGGTTAAAAGCCCGTTACTCTGCCAATTGAGTTAGCAACCCGTTAAAGGCTTAGTACAAGCAGGATTATTGCACTAACCCACCAAATGATGGCGATGATTGCAAAGCGCTTATAGAAGGACATGTACTAGTTATACCAGTTTTTCCTGTGGCCGGCAAGGCAGGATTCGAACCTGCGACCTTCGGATTAGAAGTCCGTTGCTCTATCCAGCTGAGCTACTTGCCGTTTTTGTTGGACTCACCTATGATGGCAATATGCCTTCTAAAGCTAGTCACTCAGAACGTTTCCCTGACTATAACGTCCCATACACAATGTTGGGCTACATGTCAACTGGTCATTTCATTCTTACGTATGCGCGATTCTATGAGCGCTGGTGGGAGCGAGACAACAAGCCCGCAACATTTACATACGAACAGCACTCGGAGTTTCGTCACAAGGCGATGCGTAAAGACTCTTGGCGTCAAGCCGCGATGAAGCTAGTCAAGAATGGGTGGCTTACAGTTGACGACAATCACAACTATCGGATTACACCCGAGGGCATTGAAATCTGTAGGCGAGTAGCGGCTCGTAACTCGGCACGTCCTGATAGGAAGGACCGGCCGCAATTGAGCAATAAGGACTAGCTTCTTTTAAACCACTTCAGCACGCGCTTGCGAAGTGCGGCTGACTTGACGTCGTTGGCTGTGATGACCTCTGATACAAAGGTGACTGCAGTCTGAGGTGCCACGCCGGAGACAGTGGTGATAAGAGACTTTGCTGCGTCTACTAGTTCACCCGCATCCTGTTCAATCTGCACCTTGATGTCTGCTAGTTCTGCAGATGGGTTTGATGTAGTTGTCTTTGCAGGGCGTCCTGGTTTCTTCTTGGCTACTGCCTTCTTGGCAGGTGCCTTCTTGGTAGCAGCTTTCTTGGCAGGAGCCTTCTTGGCAGCAGCTTGTTTCTTGGGTTGCTTCTTGTTCTGTGTCATGTTGGTGACATTATCACCCGGATATCTACCCGTAGTGTAGATATGGCTGAACTACGCTTCGGACATGGCTGGCAAGGTATATGCAGACGATTCGATAGACAAGGTCATATTCGTGTGCGATGCCGCATCAGTAGCCAAAGAGATGGTTGTCAAAGACGCTGGCATTGGAGAGGACCTAACCTTCGGCCTGTATGGGTGGAAGAACGATTACCTCACAGTCTTGCTTCAAATGAGACCAGAACACATGTGGACAGATAGGCAGGAGCGCTTCAATAAGCTGACAAACGCGGCATGTATCTTGCGTCAGGGCTGGGGCATTGATGAGTTCACCTTGGTGGCAGAGGGATATTGCAGTACTGACCCGGAGGCAACCCGTGGCATTCCCTTGCAGCAGGCATTCGTGACAATGGCAGATGTTCGTGAGTGTCTGACCTTTACACACGTGAACGAATACGAAACGTCGATTGTGACGCGCCCCTATAAATTCGGATGGCCGCGTAAGGTGGAATTCCAAGATGATATGTACTTCCCTGGGCAATCGATACTTCGACGCAAGGATGGCGGCATACCTGCAATGCTGCTGCGTGTCATTGAAAGAATTGAACCCGAAGAGCAACCCGTAGAGGTTGATGAGTTCTATAAGACATTGGGCGATGGGCTATACAAGCAGGGGTTTCTGGCTCAATGGTTCTAATGCTAGGATGTGTGCGTGCATAGCCAGATAGCGTGTTCCTCCTTGCGCGCGAAAAGGCAGCGCCTATTGGCTGTGGCGATGGTTGGTTGTTCTGTCGTCCGCTTCCCTGCTGGCTATGCACGTCGACAAGTGGAGATTTATGAGTAGCTACGAATTAGCATCAGATGGAATACAGATAGTTGGCGAGGACTCATACCACGTTGTCAAGGTGTGGGAGAAGGACGAGTGGCTTCTGCTGCGTAAGCGCAACGGCTCGTACTATCAGGCTGCTGTCTTTGCTTCTGGTGACGAGGCTAGGGCATTCGCTAATTCGTGCGGCCTAGTTGTGTCGAAGCTTTAGTAATGACTGAGCTTCAGTGGTCCTGGCTGCTTGCTGCTATGGGCATCAGCGGCATGTACTTCGTGGGTAAGAAGAGGTGGGAAGCATTCCTGTGGCTAATAGTGATGGAGTGCCTATGGATAGTGTTCGCTCTACAGACTGAGACGTATGGCTTCATAGTCGGCTCTCTTGCCTACATAGTCGTATACCTACGTAACGTAAAGCTATGGCGTAATACGTCATCTCCTATTGACAACCCGTGAGCTCACCCGTATGCTGTTGGCATGAGTGATGACTACACCAAAGACGACCTTAGTAATGACCTAGCAGCAATGGTAAAGGCTGGGTTGCTTGACATACGTATGCGTGAAGATGGCGAATGGGTATACGTAGTGACAGATAGGGCTGCTGCTATGAGCGAAGAAGAGCGTGAAGAAGCGCTGCTCAAGATGTACGAAGACGACGAGGACGACGAGCTATAGCTCACCCGAAAGCTCACCCGTGATGCTCATCTGCATCTCACGGGTTCATCGGAATGTCAGGAGAGTTGAGCTTGTACTCGACGTGTCCTACGATTGCTGACGCCGGCACCTGACCGAAGTACGTATAGCACTCCATGTCTTCAGGATAGAACGCAGCAGAGAAGTCCTCTGACGATGGCGTGAGTCGTGTCAAGTCTAGGTCGGCAACTCTAATCTTCACAGCTACGCCAGTCATGAACTTGTCGAACGCCGGCGCAGTAATACTCTTGCCATCGATTTCGAAATCGGTGACGCCATTTAGACGTATTCCACCTGTGAGATTGATGAAACCAACAGCGTACGTGTCTCTGTTTACAAGCATGAATCCTGTTTCGTCATCGTTATGAAGTCCTTGTTCTATAACGTGATGAGCATTGTCTGGCCACACTGGGGCGTACAGGTATTCAAGCGTGTGCTCTAGCGTCTCCTTCATAGGTGGCATTGCTACTCCATTAATCGTTGTTGAGTTGTTTCTCAATCACACTAGCGCACGCCGGCATGTGTAAACGTACCCCCATAGCCCCATATGCCGCAAATTTTTTTCATAACGCCATTCTGCGTGGGGGAAGCTACGCCAGTGCTCTCATGCATATTTCAAATAGATTTACCAGAACTGTCACTGGTCGTCCGGTTGGCGTCGTGTCAATGCCGGTGGTTGGCGCTTGTCAGAAGACGTCGTCCATCGGCGGTAGGTCTTCGCCGGCGTACAGGATGTCCCTCAAGACCGCTGTTATGCAGTTGTGCAGGGCAAAAGCGTCTTCGCAGTCCTCTATTACCCAAGGCTCTGTTTTAGTGCTCTGCTGGAGCTCCTGTAGGGTCTTCATGTACTTCTGTGCGAGCGCTTCGTGCTCTTCGTAAGCTTCGAGTGCTGCTAGGTACACCTTGTCGGTTTTTGCTTGGCTTGTCATGGGTGCCTTTTATATATACGCGGTCTGCGTGATTGGATAGATTTATTGGGCCGGATTTACCATTTCTGGCTACGGCGCGACTCGTTCGTTAATCTTCCACGCTTGGTGGGTGATGGGCATCTTGTTCTCTAGGAATGTTTCCACAGCTTCTGCGAATTTGCGAATCTCGAGCTGGGCGTTACCGTCGAGGCGCAGTGAGAGGAAGTTCATCAGTGAGCGTGCATTGACTGTCCAGTAGAACTCGGTATACGCACCCATAGGAATAACGATGCGGGCCAATTCTTTTGCCACACCATCCTCAAGTAGGTGCCGATATGTATTCCATGCGTTCTCGCAAGCATTATGTATGATGCTGTCGATGCGGGCGCATTTTGCTTCGTCATCAATTGGCTCGAATGTGTAGCTTCCCGGCTTGCCAACCTGGGTGCGCATGTCGTCCCAGTCGGGGACATAAAACTCGTTATTCATCTCTGAGTACCGGCCGGAGTATTCGTTGAACGACCCCATACGGTGGCGGAACCACTCGCGCGCGACGAAGATGGGGCACTTGACGTGGAACATGAAACTGTTGTGTTCAAACGGGGTTCCATGGCGTTCACGCATAAGGAAGTTGATGAGTCCAACATCTGCCGGCGACATCTCTGTTGTTGACTTGCCAAAAGACACTCGGGCTGAGTTGACGACACTAAGGTCGTTTGCCATGGAATCGACCAGGCGTACAAATCCGTAGTCGAGGACTGTGTGGGTGTTTCCCATCCATTCGTTCATTGTTTTTCCTTTGCTGTTATTGGTATGTAGGTTGGACCCCATATAGAGGCGTTTGACGGCTTGTACTTAACGGTGCCGGCGAGCTCAATAGATTCGATGTTATCTACTATTGCTCGTAGGGCTTCACGCATCTCCACCTTTGCAAGGTTAAGGCCAAGGCATTTGTGTGCACCGGCACTAAACGACAAGTCGTTGTGGTGCAGCCGGTAAAAATCAAATAGCTCGGGGTTGACGTGGATAGATTTATCCAAATGCGCGGCTGTAATGTTTAGAAAAATAAACGTTCCCTTAGGAAAGATGACGTCTTTGTATTCGATATCTTCTGACGCAATGCGAACTGTTCCGCGAACACACGTAATCAAGCGAAGCACTTCTTCTATCGTTTGGGGAATTAGTGTCGAGTCGCCGCGAAGCTTTGCATATATTTCTGGATTATCACACAGATAAATAATCGTAATAGCTATCTGTAGCGCCACGGTTTCTACGCCGCCGGCGATAAGCGTGCCAACCATCATGAGAAGCTCGTCATCGCTCAGATACGTGTCTCCGG